CTGCTACTGTCTGTTAGGTCGGCGCAGAAGTTATAACTATCAAAAAGTCCAGGCTGACGGCATAAATCCCGTGCAGCAACTGAGATTTTTTCATTTACATCATACTGTTTCTGGTTGACCGTGTAGAAATTCATGAAGGCTGAGAAGAGTGTACCATTGCCTTGGCGAATCACATCTTCACTTATGGCTGGATTTGCTAGACTCTGGTAAGTCTGGAATGACTTCTTCTGACGAAGTTGGTCGGCAAAATCTCCAGGATTTGTACCCGCACTCAGCGCATTTGCAATTGTTCCACCTGCGCACCCAGCCCACTGTGCAGTCATCGTTACGCAATCACGGTCAAGAGGGCTATTGAAGCACTTCCAGTACTGCGGCTGCGGTTGTCCAGGAGGAGGTGCAGGACACTGAGCGGCATTTGCTACAGTGATAATATCAGCAGTCGCACACTGTTTGTCTAGATCTGTGTAGCGCGGCTGCGGCTTGCCTCCCACCATTGAAATTGGTATAATTTTTTGACTTGTTTTGCAGTATCCGCAGACATTCTTGAAATCCCCTACAGCGCTCACGGGAATCTGAGACATATCTTGGCAACTCTGTGCCGATTTACAGATATCCGTCACCATCTCTTTCTCGGCCGCCTTGAGATCCCTGAAGTACTTCACACCATTTCCAGTGGAATCTGTGGGAGGATTTGCCGTATCAAGAGGACCACCTTCATTTCCATAGGCACCCTGTGCAACCTGTGGAATAGGACCTGTACCCGCCTGATATCTCCATCCGCAGGCATTTCCTACAGGAGTTGCAGGTTGAGATGCCTGTAAATTAGAGAGACCACCAAGTCCCTGGAATGTGCGGCACTGGGCAAGATTTGCTCCAACAGGGTCAGATACACCTGTCAGTACACCTCCAATGTACGGAATAGGTGCATTACGACCACTTATTCCTATATTTTCAACAGTTCCGATATTTGCAAGGGCCCCTTGTAACTCTGCATTACTTGCCTGATTCTGCTGGGTTTGATATCCTGTGTTCGGATACGAGTAGTTGTTCTGCGTTGTGGCAACGACCATATTCGGAATACCTGAGGCATAGTTTGCACTATTTGTATTCAGCATCTGCTGCGGTGTCTGAGTTGCTGTTGCACCCTCAAACCCCTCTTTGCGGCCACTGTATTGGGACAACCGGGCAAACATCCCTTTCTACACTATCTCTTTATTTATGTCAGTGCGCACTGGCGTACTAAAGAGATTTTTAAATATTAAACGGTTTTGCAAAAGTTAATAATGATTCTGTGGGTAGATTGCCTGCTAATTTACCACTCCAGACAACCTGTTTGCTCGCATCAAGAAGTTCTACGACCATGCCACTTGCACGATGTCTGCAGCAGTCAGCACGATTATAGTAGACAATCTTCTTAATCGGATAGACTGCGCTCATATCCACCATGAACCAATCATTTCCTGTACATGCCGAGTGGAAAATCTGCGGATAGGAACGGCTCGCCATAGTGCCATCGACTGCATAGTTTGCTGAACCACCCCACCTATACGTATTCGAATAACTCGTAGGCTTTCCAAAACACTGGTTAGCACCAGTATTATCATAGCAGGCAATCTGAGAAATCTGTAGGCATTCATATGGATTGCTCAAGCGCACATAGCGCGCATTTGGCATATCAGATGCAGGCGTTATACTGGCGGGAATTGCGGCAAGATTTGCAAAGCATCGTCCTACACTATCGGCACGACCACCTTGCGCATCCGGGAGATTCGCATTGAGGCCAGTATTTGTAGCACGCTGGAATGCTTGATTGAAAAAGTTCTGCACGTACGGGATACCGATGCGACCCGTGCCTGCTCCCGTGCGAGACTCACGCTGAAGTTGCTTGACGATATTCGGATTCTTCAGCGGGTCATAGCCTGCTCCAGGAAGGCAGTAGATCTTATTTCCCTTTGCATCAAGACTGTAATAGGTGCCAATCGGTCCACTATATGTCGGTCCAATGTTCTGATTTCCCGCACCTTGGTTGTAATAGAGATAGTTAATGCACTGCGCCGAGATATTCGGTGTATAATTTACATTGAAATTCAAGTATGCATCGCACGGCGTGCTGATATTAGTTCCATTGCACTTGAGGGATGAATCCGCATCCGAGTATTGATTCTGATTGAGTGTATCGAGTTGCTTGATAATTCCATTCATATCGAGGCCCTGTAGGCTGGATGGGTCCTTATAGAGACTACCTCCAGTTGTACAACCACTATTGACGATACGATTCTGGAGGCATGCAGTTGACCATGTTCCAGGGCCTTGTCCCGCAGGCTTATAGCATGGATCCCCTCCATAAATACTTGCAGAGGAGGCCTTCGTCTGTAAAACACTCTTTGTACAGTCGATGCTGCTAAACGGAAACTTTTCCGTAAAAAAGAAGTGGAGGCTTCCTGAGAGGCTCATGGACGATTTTGAGTATCCAGACATCAGATTGATACAATTGACTGTGCCGTTTGGCGTTGTCAGCCTAGGATAGTCTGTACCACGACGCGGCTTACCTGAAAGAATATCATCGGTCAAAAGGATTTTATCGAGTGCTAATTGAAAGACACCTCCACCTGTTAAGGGAGCCTCAAGAGCACCATAGAGTTCAGCGGAGGTCTCTTCATCGGGTCCCTCCACTACAAAATTCAGGAAGGAATCTTCTGCAAGTTTCGCCTTAAACGAGACAGGGGTTTTCGAGAGTACAAGGGTCGTCTTCGAATCTGCGAATTTAATTGCCTTGCCTGCGAGAGTTACATTCAGAGTTCCAGTACCGGCGACCCAGAATGTCACTGTTTTTAGAGGGTTTGATTTGGTATCACCCACATAGGTATAAGAACCATCCTCCAAGCAGACGGCACAGGTTCCATCCAGATTCTTATTATGTTGGCATGTGACACGATTCATAAAGTCTTGAAGTTCATTGTTTGTGAGAGCAAATGAATAGGTTGAACCGACACCTCCAGTCGCTCCAGTACATGTACCCAGCGTCGGCTTTGTGTTTGTATACGGAACGGGTGAGTCGGCGATTGCACCAATCGCTGCAGCCTTGGCAGCAGGGTCAATATAGAGTCCCTTTGGACCCGTAAAGGCTTTGCCTGCATTTGTGGTGCCTGAGGATAGACAGACACCACAGTGTTCCTTGAATTGTGCATCTCCAAACGGATTTGCACTCATTGCCATGTTCTCGCAGAAGGCCGCTTTTACAATAATTGAACTGCTATCAGGTACATAGACAGGTGTAGTATTCGTTCCAGGCACCATGGTAATTCTTCCAGGCACAGATGTATCTGTTGCTGTGGGAGTAAGTGCAGCATTCACCGCGCCTACATATGAAGCTTGTTGATCAGCCGGCATATTTGCAATTGCAGGAGCAGTTATACGAGGGTCCGCAGCAAGTGATAGAGGATTGTACATCTGTTGGCCCTGAGCCGCTGTAACAGGATAATCTCCCACTTGCGGGACATCAAATCCCTCGGATCGTTTTTTAAAGACGCGCAAAAGCGCTGTTGCGCCTACAGCACAGGCACCTAGTACAAGTAGACCCGGGTCCATCTCTACTGATTAGTTGAGATTATCGGGACGTAGACGGCTCGCCGCATCCATATCGCGCGTGATTACACGGAAGACAAACTGTGTCTGGTGGCTGAGATTAATCAGGCGACCTGACTGGATAATGTTATTTGCAGGAACAGACCCAGATAATAGGGTTCCAGCAAATGTGTCGCTCGCAACGCCACCAAACGGTGATACACTGGTATATCCCTTGGTAGGATCATTGTACCGAGCATCTATAATGATATAGTTTGCATAGCCTACTGAGTTTGTACCTGTGATATAAGCGGATCCATTGTAATATCCAATATTCACAACAAGAAGTCCGTCCGTTCGAGTGAGATAACTTATAAAATCCTGTGCTACTCCTGCATTTCCAGTAAATGTAGATGTGAAGGCTAGATTCTTCAGTTGAATACGATCTCCCTGATTAAACATAAATGTGTTGAACCAGGTATTTGTCTGAATCCAGATATATTGACTGAGTCCAGCAGCCGCTGCATTCTTGGCATAGACCGTTCCCGTATTCGGAATAGGGTAGACTGTAGGTGGAGTAATTGTTGCAATACTATTTGAGAGTACAAAACCAGAAATATCAAGCGTATCGAGGAGCGGGCTCACAAGTGAACCATCGGGCCGTTGAAGTTGAATGGAGAGTTTCTGAAGAGTGGCGAGGGGTGTAGGATAATAGGTCTTCTGACACTTCATGAACTTTGGAATCATGCCGAGGAATCCGCCACGCTGAACAACATTTGTATTATCCGTAATCCAGTTTGCATCATACTGAATGAGTCCAAATGCACTGTCAATATTCTGATTTGTACCGATGCTGTTTGTATCAAGTTCAGGAACACGCACCATCAAATACGGAAAAGACAGAACATTCGTATTGACAATCATTTGATTATAATAAGCAGGTCCACTCGTAGCACCTCTATCAATCAGTACATCAATACCCTCTACAGGTACCAGCGCCTTGACTAGTTCAATGCGTACAATATTGCGGAACTTCACTTGCGTCGATGTATTTGCACGCACACCGTTATTTGTTGTTACATTTCCAGGATTGAAGAGGACACTGAAGTTGTAGCGGCTCTCGCCTGTGTTGACTGTCCAGTCGCGGTCAGCACTATAGCAGAAGAGATTGTACTCATTCTCCTTGTAGTTGAGTACGTCCTCCTCCTTTTGCAGGAAGTCCTGGGGGAGCACAGGTCTATCTGCGCGCACGGTTGGAACCGCAATCGTTGGATTCGCCTGTGCAAGAGAACTCTGATCAGCAGTATAAGGTGAACGACCCACGGATTGCATACCAAAGAGGGCACGCATATCCGGAGGCACTGTCATGGTTGTAATCTCATTTTCGAGAATCCTCGGCTTGGCCACTGCACCGGCCTCACGAGGGCGAATCTGCTCTTGAACAGCGAGTGCTGTGCGTGCAGCCTCGGCCTCACGCTGTTTCTTGGCCTGCTCAAATAGACTCGCTGCAGAGGAGGTATTATCCTCTTCAAGCGGAATGCGAAAGTCGGGCGGAGCAGGAGGGGCAGCCTTTGCAGTATTGCGTGAATCCTGCATGAGAGCGAAGCGTGTTCCAACATCCTGACGTAGAGGGTCTGAACTGGTGACAATCTCAACCTCTGTCTTCTCGCTCATTTCCACTTCGCGTCCTCTATCCAGATAGGCCGTGTAGTCGGGAAGTACAGCGGCGAGTGTCTCCTTGTTCAAATACTGTATGTTCTGACTCGAATTTACACGGTAGACTTCACCCATATAATGCTTTACAGTCTTCACAAGTCTCTGTTTCTGGCGATCATCAAGTGTTGCACCGCTGCGACGTTGAACGTGGTCGTACAGTAATCTGTCCAACATTTGCTCATTGCGTTCGCTGAAAAACTGTTCCTTTATAGCCGACATCTACATGACTCTACGATTTATCATTGGCAATCTTGAACTCAGGTACTAAATAGCCATGACCGAAGCATCAACATTTCGCCATCGCGAGGTGCCCGACGACAGAAAGGACGGAACTCCTCTCCCATCAGCATTCGAATAATAAAATACATGCTGTACATTCCACATTCAGAATCCTTCATCTGGAAACGATGAGCATTGTAGGCAAGTTTCATTGCAGGGTCCTGTAGTGTGAGCCACTGCATGAATTTTTCAATTTGGCCAGGAACCTCCATGCCGTATGAGTCAAAATAGTAGCAGACCTTCTTCTTCAAATCAACATAGTTGCCGACCCAGTGACTTCCTCCTTTGTTGTGAGGGTCGAGGTTATAGATAATACCGACCTTTGACTTTCCAGCGGCTTTTAATCCGGCCATATCGAGACTGCACATTTCGCTAATCAGGCACTTTGTCTTGGTCTTATTGTACGGATCGGGTGCTGCAAAATCGATCGGATAGGGACCGAGGAACTTAAAGTCGGCGACATCTTCTTCGTACTGCTTCATGACGTTCTCAATGTTTGTGCTATCGAGCCACTTATCAGGATCGGCGCGCCACGCTTCAGGTTGAGGAGGGCGTAAATAGGCCGCTTGAAGGCGTTGTTTCTCAGATTCATCAATGGGCAATGCCTGTACAAAGGAGTATTCTTGAATTGGCCCTACACCGACTCCTTGTTCAAGTTCTTTCCGAAGGGCAACCGCACTCACACCTCCAATCTGAGTCCGAAGTGTCGTCTGTGAACCCAAGACTTTCGAGGCGATTTTTTGCAATTCAGACGCAGGGATACATCCATGAGCCGGACGCTTTTTTCCGACACGTGGCCGACATTGACAGGGTCCCGGTCTATAGTGTTCTGAACTCAGTTTTTTGAGTCGTCTGGTTTTTCTGACCCCGACCATCCTATTGAAGTGTCAGATTCAAATCGTCATACTCCACAGGATGGCGTACTCAATGGTCCGCTTTTGGTCGTATATTTTTACACCTCTCTTAATTCTTGTACTTGTCTTTGCAATGTTTGTCATCTTTACACTTTCGAGTGCACAAACAACTGTTGGCTCACTTATTGCGCCGGCACTCGCGATCACCTCATCCGTGGCTGCCTCTGCGGCAAATGGTGTAAAGGCCGCCACTGCTGCTGCGGTCCCTAGAGTATCCTTTTCACCTACATCAGTAGGAAGCACAACATGACGCCTACACAGATCTTTCAAATGATACTGTTGGCCATTATCCTTATAGGCCTGGGATATGTAATCTATGCGGTCGGCCAATTTGCCGGCAGCAAGGACAACCTGAATGACATTCAAAAGAATATGGGAGTTATCTTTGGAGTGACATTTGCTCTGGTTCTCATGCTCGGTATTTTCAGTTATATGTATATTCGTACGGACCCCGATGTCTTCGTACCCTTCGCCCTTTTCATGCTCTTCGTCAATATGGAGATTTCGCTGATTTCAGTCAGTGCATCGGTTCTTCAGAAGATTGAATAAGGCATTCGGGTGTCCGAGGAGCCTGAATGAGGATTCCTAAAATACGATGTTGAAGACGCGCCCGACCCGTCCAGAAAGTGTCTGTGACACCCATTTGAAGACTGATGCCCTGAATTTGCAGCGTAACACGAATGATTTGACCACGCGCGAGGACTCCCGGTTGTACATCTTCTGTCCAGACACCATCCTTCCATATACGAATGCCGTGCATCCCCTTTCGCTTCTCTTGCAGAGTTGATGGGCAATATAAATGCAACTTGTTATTTTCCACCATCGGCTGAAAAAGCCGATAGACCTCTTCGCGTGTAAACTTATTTGCTCCAAACCAAGCCAATTGGCTGGCGCAAATAACTTCAAGAAGACTTGTTTGAATTGCAGTGAGTTTACTGGATACCCAATTTGTTGTCATCGCTAATTCAAGGCGACCATTTGCAGGATTATAGGAATCAATTAAGAGATGCGGTAAAAGAATTGTAAGGACAGGCATTGTCACTTGTCCATCAACGTACGATAGTGGTACCATGGGTTTCTTTTCACGATTCACCCGTGTAACGAGTCCGCCGTGATTTATTTTTCCGAGTTCGAGTTTCTGTAGGGGGACACACCACTCCATTCTGGGTGTAAAGGTTTAACAAGTTTAGACCCAGGGAGATGCATCTAAGTTGGCGAGGTCCACCTGGTTCAGGAAAACGATACGCCATCCATCAAGAACTTTACAAACGCGCTGCGGCCCGTGGGGTGGTTCTAAAAATTATTACAAAACTCTGGAGTCTCGAGAAACCAAAGGAGGATGACGGAGGTGAGGATGATGAAGTGACTACAATTGCATCAAAGGACCAGATTCCATTTGAAACCTCCATGATCCATTTTGGATTTGATGTCTCCCGAATGAGTCTACAGGATCGTCATATTCTGAAGCCAATTCTTGAGCGTCTTGGAAAGGGCTCACATGTGCTCTCTGGAAGGGAACAGGCTGAGAAGCGCATTCTTGTGTTTTATCATGCTCATCTACTAAGCACAGAATCATGTGTCATCCTACAGAGTCTTCTAGAGCAGGATGGATCCGATATTAGTATTTGGTGTACTTCGGAGCATCCTCTTCCGATTCGTATTGCACATCACTTCAGGGAAATTGGTGTAGGTGGACCTGATCTCGCCTATGAAAAAATCAAGGAGCGGATTCAGATTGCAGGTGGTAATCCCTCTGCTCTCTTTGACCCGCAAACACTCTTTGACCAGGCAGTGCGACGACTTGCTCGGCCGACAAAACCCACTCTCGATGAAGTGGCAGGTATTCGTACTTTTATCTATGAGTGCCTCATTCGAAACATTCGATGGATTGAGTGTCTTCACCATTTGATGATCTCATGTTTACGACTTCCTTTATCAGAGCCCCATCGCCTTGAGGCACTCAGAATACTGGCAAAGCAGGAGGGCTCTGCAGCAGGTCAGACCATTCCTAGTTATCGCATTCCGATGGCGTGGGAGAGTACATTTATTCGTATGCGTGAAGCACTTTCTGGAGCCTTATCAGAGGAGGATGCAAGGCCTCAGAGCACCACCACTCCTGCGGGAACTAGTGGAAACAGTACGACTGCAACTCAAGGAGCCGCCGTTGCAGTGGATACAGGAGCCTCCGCAACAGGGAGACCTGGAGTGGCTAAAGCACGAGGCGGAAGAAGAAAGCCCGTATGATAAACTTAAACTGCGGAGGCGTCTTTGGGAAGGCTATCGTGCGGGAACTGTGCGACTTGTCTGTAAATCATGCGGCTCAGCCAAGGTAATTATTCTTCATGAAGCGAACAGGCCGTGCCCCGATGTCTGGAAAACCTGGGGCCGTATTTTCCAGTTATATGGTCAAGGGGCCACGCCTTGGCGTGTAGGCTTATTTGCTGCACCTATACCAAGAACACTGCCTGCGCCAGGACAACCCGTGGGTCCTGAACATGTGAATGGTGGATATACACTTCCTTGCAAACAGGATCGTATTATTATCTATAGGGAGGAGGAATGCACAAGAGTTCTTCTTCATGAACTCTTTCATGCTGCATGCAGTGATCGACTTGCGTCGCTGCCTCACATGGAGGCGGAAACAGAGTCATGGGCAGAATGGGTCTTAGTTGCCTTGGCGTCAGAAGGTAATCTTGAAACGGCAGTGACCCTTATGAAGAAACAGATACGATGGATGAGTGCGCAGCACAGGGTATTGCGAGCATTCTATAATGTCTCAAAGCCTGAAGATTTTGCATGGAGATATACACTTGGTCGTGAACACGCCTACGAGCGTCTTGGACTTCATGTTCCAATTAGTCGTGGCGTTTCTCGTGTCACTTCAAGCCGTCTCACTGTACCTGCGCTTGAACTATAATGATTTAAACAAACCTTTTGAAGAGCAGGCAATGAATCCTGACCCGTATCTTTATAAAGAGACACTGGTGTGGACAATGACTACAAATGGTTATAAATACTTGACACTGAATCTTATCAAAACAATTGAGCAAGCGAAGTGTCCTTGGAGATTATTAGTGGTCGCAGCGGACCGCGAAAGTTACACCTTTTTTCGGAATGAAGGCTACCCTGTGCTTTTGTATGGGAAGGCGCAGCGGACACAAGAAACTGCAATTAGTCGATGGGGAAGCCCGCAGTTCCAACGGTATAATCTGATTAAACTGGAAATTGCACAGATCTTTGCACAGAATGCTGCTGTAAAGCGTTGTGTCTACATGGATGGAGACATAACCCTTTTTAATGATTTTCTTCCAGACTTGACTACGAGACTTGATGCTGAACCTGAGGTTCTACTCTTTCAATGCGACCAGAAGGAGACCGGACCCTGTACTCCCACAGGATGTACGAACTGCTGTACTGGACTCATCGCATGGGCACATGGGCATGACCAAGGAATCTTTGATACTTCAAATCCTCAGGCATGGGGTGAAGTTCGAGATGATCAAGTGTGGGTAAATAAACAACTTCAGGAGAAAAAGGTTCCCTATAAGACGTTGCCGCGTGAACTCTATCCGAATGGAGCATATATTAATACGATTCAGGATCATGCTGGAGCCTTCTTACTTCACTACAATCACCGTGTAGCGAATTTTAAGATTCTTGAAATGAAGAGACTCAAGAAATGGGTGATTCCGTATCTCTAATGCCCTCCGTGTCCACTTCCACCATGGCCACCCCCTTCGTGTCCACCTCCATGGTGTGCAATGCCGCCACTATATCCACCTGACCCGTAGCCTCCATAGCCTCCTAAACCCCAATAATACGGAGAATATGCATATTGATTTACAGGAACCTCTTGTATAATAACCTGTGGCTGCATTCGAGTACGAATCAGATTTATAAAAAGTAAAGTGACTACAATTCCAAGAAGAACTCCAAGAACTATACCCCACATCTCTCTTTTTGCGTTGGAAAACAAATCAAAAAAAGAAATGAAGTCGGTCAATGAGGGTTACGATCCCTCTACCTTGCGGTTAACAGCCACACGCTCTACCAATTGAGCTAATCGACCAGGGTGTCTTGTTAGACTTTGTTATTTACTTATAAGTACGACGACTCTTCTTACTCTTACGAGTTTTCCGAGCCCTACGAGTCTTACGACTCTTTCTATAGCGTCTACGTTTACCTCCAGCATTCGGATTTGCTCCTGGTACAAACGGCTGAGCATTCGGATTCAGTGCTCCCGCAGGTACAAATGCCTCTGCATTCGGATTGAGTCCCGCCGCAGCCGCAGGTACAAACACCTCTGCATTCGGATTGAGTCCTGCCGCGGCCGCAGGTACAAATGCCTGAGCATTCGGATTGAGTGCCAGTGCGGCCGCAGGCGCAGGTACAAAGGGCTCCGCAGCCGCGGGAAGTCCAGTCTGCCTCTCTAGATTAATCGCTGCAAGTAGATTATTACCAGCATTCGCATTTTCTTCTATAACCTGTGGCGGAGGTTGAGGAAGAGATAATCCAGGAGGTCCAGGTTGCCAGGCTCTTATCGTAGCCTGTGCATTCTTCTTAAATTTATTCAAATTGAACGGAGGCATTCTATTACAATAAAATATTTTTTTATGACTCTTTTTAATCTTTTTAAGATTTTCTATTCTTCTTTAGAACTTTACGAATTTTTTCTTTTTGTTTTCTATTTTTTGCTCACCGAGCAATTTACGCCTTCGGGGCCTCAACCTTCGGCACCTTGACGTAGTGCTTGTTGAGGTAGCGCTGGAGGTTGAAGTACGTCAGACCCTCCGTGTCGGCAACGCCGAGCAGCTTCTTGAGCGGGGCATCAGGCTTGATGTCGTGCTTGTTCTTGAGGCCCTTCTCCTTGATGTAGGTCGTCACCGCCTTGGTGACGTTGGAGCGGCTCATCTCGCTGCCCTTGGGCTTGCCGAGGAAGACGCAGAGGTCATCGCTGAGCTTCGTGGGGATCTCGAAGATGCTGAGGCGGGCAGGCTTCGCAGCGCCGTTCTCATCGAGCTGCGGCGTGGTGCGGCGCTTGCGCTTGCGGGCATCCTTGATCTCGCGGGCAACACGCTTCTCGAGCTTCTTGAGCTGGGCGTGCAGCGTGGAGATCGTCTCGCGGAGGCCATTGAGCGAACCGACCATGCCACGGATCTCATCGCCGACCGTCTGGACCGGCTCCTCAGCGGCTACCTCAGCCGGCACAACGGCAGACGCCGCTACGACAACCGGCGCCGCAACAACAGGGGCCGCCGCAACCGGCTCGGCCTTGGCCGCCTTCTTGGCGACAACCTTCTTGGCCTCAACAGGCGCAGGGGCAGGGGCGGCAACGGGGGCCGGCACAACCGCGACCTCAACCGTCTCCTTCTTAGCAACACGCTTCGTCGCAACCTTGGCAACAGCGGGGGTGGAATTCATTGTACTAGTACCGGTGGAAGAATTAGAAGACATTTTACGCACTACTATTTTTTTCATGAGTGGTCGCGCTCAAATTTTTATATTCGCATTCACTTTTTTCCTTAAATTTCCCTTTGAAATCAAAAAATGCTCTTTTTTTTTTGAAGTTGACTCGTTTTTCGTCAATAAACCCCCAATCCAAGAACTTTTCCCATTTTTTGCTCTTACGGAAACCAAACTTCCGGCTAAGCAGGATATGGAGGGTCTCCAGTTTCGTCGCTGTGCAAGTATCAAGAGTCGTAATCATCCAGATGCACAATGCCCTTCTAATGCGTCTCAGGGTGACTTTTGCCAACGCCATTCAAAGCGCCCCATACGTTTTTTTGATCGTAGACGTAATGATCAAAGAATCATATATACGCGCTCAAATGCATTACTCGTTGGCAAAATTCAGCATTGGTGGAGGCTCCTCATATCCAATAAACGTCGCCGAACACAAGGTCTCTTTGTACATCTCAAAGATATGCTAAATAATACAACTGAAGTCTATTCTATGGAGGCCGTATCCTCTATACCCCAGGTATTCTTCTTCTCCTATGCGGATGCCCAAAAAAATGGATGGGCCTTTGATATTCGCTCTCTTGTACATCTCACATCACAGGGTCAAGCACTACAGAATCCCTATACTCGGGAGCCCCTACCAGAGTCTGCCCTTGCCATGTTTCGAAAGCGTGTAGAGTGGCTCAGATCAAAAGAATACCCTCTTCTCTATGTCTATGATGAAGTGCTTACTCCAGAACAGATCTGGAATCAACGTGTCCTCGATGTCTTTATGAAAATCGAAGCAATGGGATATCTACTCAATACAAATTGGTTTCATGACTTATCACTAAAAAATCACAGAAGTTTCTACAGAGCACTCTATCAACTCTGGACCTGGCGCCTTGGACTAAGTACAGATGAAAAAGAGGAGATCTGCCCTGGCTATTCTCTTGCAAACACACGCCTTTTTCATCATGTACCTGAAGATATGAATCGTGGTCATCAAGATATGAAATGGTGGAAAAAGAAGAATCTGAATCTAATTCACAATCTGGTAACACGTGGTACGAGCAAATCACTGCGAGGGCTAGGAGCACTATACGTAGTGATGGGCTTAGTACAAGTGAGTGAAGGAGCCGCGGAGGCATATCCGTGGGTTTTAGAGAGTCTAGGGCTCGATTAATTCGACGGGAAACTATCTTTGAGTTGGTCCTGGAAACCAGTGCGTGGATAGACATTACCGCCGCCATAGATATTTTTGTAGTAGGTCGGATTTGAACTGGGACCGTATGTCTGTGCAGGTGTAGGAAAATAGCCTGAAGGAGGTCCACAGAGATTTATATTCGATAAGAAGGTATTGTTATCTAGGACAACACCATTTGTGCTCACAAGTTGATATCTCTGGCGCGTTTCATAGGTAAAGCAGGGTAATGTTATACCATTGGGATTCGTCGCAGGATCTGGGTCACTTGACACAGCACATCCTGCAGCAGTAAAGATGGTACGAAGACTCTCTCCATTCACACCCTTACCTGTTGCAAAGTTCAGAGTTCCATTTGAATCGAATAATGCATTTCCACGAGGAAGATCACTGGAGTTACCGTTAGCAAACTCCATAACACCTGTTCCAGCATTGACTCCACGATTTGCCACCACAGGTGGTCTTCCTGAGTCGGCATAGGTAGGCCCAACCTGCTTCTTCCAAGTCAGAAGGGAGGAATCCGTCACATTCGTGCGAGCAATATAGCGAATGGCAGCCTTTTGTCTTAAGCGTGTGAGTTCACCTGCGTTCATTCTACAGGAGCCTTACTTTTTAACAAGAAAGAGAAGTTTATCATTGTTCCATCCAGGTGAATAACGGCGTTCATGCTCCGTCACTACAAACATTGCCATGGAAAACTGGTCTAATACATCGGCAAGTGCCTCTTCATATCTCTCTTCGGGAGTATCACGAAAAATATCTTCAATGATAATCAGGCCACCAGGTTTTAGGAAGGGAATAGCCTGTTTAACAATGCGAACCTGGTCAACAAGTCCATGAGAAGAGTCATCTAGAATCACATCTAGATTTCCACCTATAGCCTCAAAGCCTTTGCGAATAGACTCTTCTTCATAGACATCCATTTCGCCTGCAGAGACTCCAGGAAGTCCAAAATTAAGTATATTCTGTATAAAATTCTTATCACGGTCAAAGCCAAAGATATGAGTATCATGATGAGTAAAATAGGTACGCCACAAGAGTATAGAGTTACCTCCTGCAATTCCAATCTCTACAAATCGTACTGGCTGAAATCGAAATTGAGATAAGAAGAGACTATAGACTGCCGTATAGGGGTGTCTGTGCCCAGCATCGTTATAAGGACTCTTGTCTGTCTTATAAGTACTACCAAGCGTACAAAGATGTGTTTCGGCACCGGTGGAGTCGACCGTAATGCTTTGAATCCTCTTCATTAGAAGTTGAAGGGGTAAAAAAAATTCGGAAAGGGCGCGGCAAAAAATTTGATTCATCCTTTTTCGGTATTTAGTTTTCAGAGCCATATATATTCCAAATGTCATCCACT